ACACATCTACAGAGGGTGCTGTAATTGAAAATAAAAATGGAGATGATGGAATACAGTTTAGAGTAAAAACTGCTGGTGAAGCCATGAGAATAGATGGTGGAACAGGTAGGGTAGGCATAGCTACCTCTTCGCCAACTGCACCTTTGCACATAGCAGGAACAACTGGTACTTTACAAAAACTTGTAGGTACTAGTGCTTCTGGTGATGTAAGAATACAACTTGACGCAGGTGGTACAGCAGGTCAAATACAATATGCAGGTGCTTCTCATGCATCTATCGCTGATACTTTAACACTTGTGACACAAGCAGACATAAGAACAGTACATGCTGGTTCAACAAGATTTACCATTGATTCTTCAGGAAATGTAAACATAGCAGGATCTTTGTCTAAAGGCTCTGGCTCTTTTAAAATCGATCATCCATTAGAATCAAAAAAAGACACGCATTTTTTAGTTCATTCATTTGTAGAAGCACCACAAGCAGACAATATTTATAGAGGTAAAGTAGATTTAGTAGATGGTTTTGCAACAGTAAATATTGATACTGTAGCAGGTATGACTGAAGGTACTTTTGAAGCTCTTAATACAGATATACAATGCTTTACAACAAATGAATCAGATTTTGATGCTGTAAAAGGAAATGTTGCAAAAAATATTTTAACTATAACCTGTCAAAATACCTCATCAACAGCAACAATATCTTGGTTAGTGATAGGTGAAAGAAAAGATCAACATATACAAAATGCTGATTGGACTGATGCGAATGGTAAGGTAATAGTTGAAGTTAAAAAATAAATAAAATAAATTTAAGGATAATAAAATGAATTTAATATTAGACATAATAACAACAATAACTTATATAGTAACAACAGCATCAATTATAGCTGCTTGTACCCCAAATAAAATTGATGATGTGTGGATGAATAAACTATTTGGCTACATTGATTTATTGGCTTTAAATTTTAAAATTAACAGGAGTTAGGGCATGACAGATTGGAACTGTAAAACTGTAGATGTTTATGAGCATGAACACAACGGACATGAGCAAGTTATTTACAATGTGCATTGGCGAGTAACAAAAGAAGATGCAAATTATTTTGCATCATCCTATGGTAGTCAAAGACTAAATACAGAAGATATACAAAACTTTATACCATTTGATAATGTAGATTCAGAAATAATAGAAGGTTGGGTTAAAACTGCTATGGGTGAAGAAGAAGTATCTAATATTGAATTTAACTTAGATAAACAAATAGAAGATCAAAAAAATCCAACATTTATAACTGTTACTATAGATAGCTAATATTAATTTTAATTACTTATAAGGAGAGTAGATGTGAGTGAAGAAAAAAAAGAAGTACCATTTTTAATACATGATGGTAAAGAATATAAACAAGAAGATTTGTCTGAAGAACAAATATCATGGGCTTTAAAAATAAAAATGTGTAATGAAAGTCTGGGCAATCTTCAAAACGCATACAATGAATATATGTTAAAACAAGACTATAAGAATATGTGCGTAAAAGGTTTTGAATCAACCTTAACAAAAGAGGAAGATAACGAAGAACAATAATGACTAGAAAGACTGCTAATGATGTTGCTGCTGATCTTAGAGTACATGAAAAGATGTGTGAAGAGAGGTGGAAAACTATCTACAAGAAAACAGATGCTCTGCAAGGTTCTGTAGATCATATAAAGATTTGGCTCATTGGTGGTTTGACTACTATTGTTGGTTCTTTAATTACTTTGATTGTTAAAACAGCTATGTAATATGCTAGAAAAACTAATTGATCCTATCAGCAATATTCTTGATAAGTTTGTTGCTGATAAGGATTTAAAACAAAAACTAGAACACGAACTCAAAACAGAACTTCATAGAGCTAATATGGCTCAAATAGAAGTCAATAAAGAAGAAGCAAAACATAGAACTGTATTTGTTGCAGGGTGGCGACCTTTTACAGGTTGGGTATGTGCAAGTGCGTTAGCTTATCATTTTATACTAGAGCCTGTATTGGTATTTTTTTTAACACTATATGGTATTAGTATTGATTTACCACAATTTGATATGGGTTCTCTGCTAACTGTATTAATGGGTATGTTAGGTTTAGGATCATTAAGGACTTATGAAAAAACACAAGGTCTTACAAAATGATCGATGGTTATAACCAAATATTTCAAGACAAGATAATTGAGATGTTAAAAAGACATGAAGGATTAAAAGTTTTTCCTTATCATTGTTCACAAAATAAACTTACAATAGGTATAGGAAGAAATTTAGATGATAAGGGTATATCAAAAGATGAAGCATATTATTTGTTATACAATGATATTAAAGAAGTACAAGAAGCATTGACAAAAAACTGGGGTGTATATAGGACATTTCCAGAAAAGGCTAGATTAGTTTGTATAGATATGTGTTTTCAGATGGGTATAACAGGTTTTATGAGTTTTAAAGAAACAAGAAAACTTATGGAACTTGGCAAATGGTTAGAGGCATCTGAAGAGGTCTTGCGATCTAAATATGCAATACAATGTCCAAACAGAGCTTTATATAATTCTAGACAACTTGCACTTTGCAATCCTAATGGCAAAGAAAACAAGTGAACAACATCAAGCTAATTCAAGGCTTGGTGCATTAGGAGAATCATTTGTTCAAACATTTTTGTTAGAGCATTGTGATTGGTGTTATAAAACACAAGAAAAACATCCAGCAGACTTAGTTGTAGAACTAGGATCAGCTAAATATACAATACAAGTAAAAAGTAGAAGAGAAACAAAAAAAGGTAAATATGTTTTTGCAACAGAAAATTCTAGGTCATTATCTGAAATATATAAGCACTATCATTGTGATATATTTGCTTTTGTTTTTTTTGATACTAAAGGAAAACATATCCTCTTCAAACCAAATAACACTTCGCAGACTTACTTCACTTTCGATGCTTCAATAATTACTCCAAGTCTTGCTATGGACTCATTTAAGGACACTTTAGATCAACTAAGTTCAGTTCCTAAAATAAATCCTCTTTTAAAGTAATTTATATTATTGTTGATATATTTATATATATAAGTATATAATGTACTTATGTTAAACAAAAAAGGAGTAATTAACATGGAAAAACTAATAGCAAAATATAAAAAATGGTTGGCAACAGCAGAGCATTTTAAATCTAATGGTGTTGAATTTGCAGATAGAAATATCGATAAAGATATAGAAAACTATAAAGCAATTATCAAAATGTATCAAAATCCAAAATTTGTTGCAGAACTTAATAGAGTTTGGGAGAGTGCATAATGAAATTTTATTATTTAGAAGATATAAACAAGGAACATGTACAATTCTTTAAAACTAAAAAATCTGCATTAGATTGGATTAAAAATTTTAATACAAGTGATGATTATGATAATGAGAATATTTTTACAAAAGAAGATATTCAAGTTTTATTTGTACCACGCTTTACTAAATCTGCTTTATTAAATGCTTTTGATGATATAGCTGTAATAGTTGGTAATGACATTCATACACATGGTTAGATACAAACTAGAAGTATATGTACCAAAAAGTAAGTTTTGGTTTATTGCTTGTCAGACTAACGACATGATTATGCTTGGACATCAAATACTTAAATGCAAAAAAGCAAACCATAAGTACAGGGTAAAGAAGGAGAAAACAAATGCAAAATAAACAAAAGTGGTGGGTTTATATCAATGGATATAGAGTTGCAGAAACTAAGTCTATTGGTTACAAATGGGTTTATTACAGAACTTCTGAACATACGAGATACAAAAAAATCAAAAGAAGTGTATGGGACAAGGCTTGTTTATCTACACTTGCAGAACAACAAGAAAAGTCAGACATAAGAAACAACGATAGAAAACTTAAATCAATATCCAAAAAGGATAAAGAAACATTACTAAAAATTGCTGATATGATGGCAAAGGCAAACGAAAAATGAAAACATTTGAAGAAATAAAAGCAGAGGTTTTATCAGTATGACTGATCCATTTCATAAGGCTTGTGCAATTATAGAGCAGCACACAAGAATAGAGATTGCTAAAAGAGAATTAAAAGAAGCACAAAGGTTACTTAAAGAGAAACAGGATAATTTATTTAATCATAAGGCTAAATTAAAAGAGTTAGAAAATGGATCACGATGATCTAATGCGTATTTCAATACTTGGATTTCTAATTACAGCTAGTTTTATGTATTTGTATTTATAGGAGTAATAACATGAATGTAATATTTAATTTGTTAGGTGGCGGTGAACTAAACATACCAGCAAGATCGGTGAGTGGTTTCTATAAAGATCCTATTACTGGTCAAGTTATAGTTGAGGTGCTAGGTGAAGAATACATCGTCAGAGATAGCTTAGATGAAATCAAATATATATTGGGGATAGCTAGATGAGTTTTAAAACTTTTAATCAAGATAGTTCAAAGTATATTAAATGTGTTGCTGATAAGTTTTTTGATATTGTTATAACTAGCCCTCCTTACAATATAAATAGAAATTACAATAATTATAAAGATAAAAAGATTGACTACATGGACTGGCAAAAAAATTTTTGGAATAAAGTTTTTACTAAAGTTAAAAATACAGGTCATGTATTTTTAAACATACAACCATCAAGAAAAAACCCTTTATGGTGTTATGAGCTTGTATCTAAGTTAGATTGGAAAATACAAAATACTTTTATTTGGAACAAAAGAATAGAAATAGATGGCCATGTTAGAGGTCAAGGCACTACATCACAAAGCAAAAAATATATATGTAATGGATGGGAATATGTATTTCATTTAACAAAAAATGGAGAAACAGAAATCTCACAAAAAAATAGTGGTGTTGGTTATCAACCAAAATGGTCAAAAGAAAACTCAAAAAGATTTGGTAAAACTTGGCGGCCTACTGTTAATACTTGGCACATACCTTATGAAACAATTGGACATGGTAAAATTAGTAAAGATAAAATGAAAAGCAATCATCCTGCAATATTTCCAAAACAGTTAGTAAAAAAATGTTTGCAAATAACAGGTCTTAAAAAAGGTGTAGTATTTGATCCCTATATGGGAACTGGAACGTCTTGTATTGTTGCTGAATCTATGGGGTTTGATTCTATTGGTGTAGAAATTGATTATGATTATTATACATTTGCAAATAAAAAATTAACGGAGATACACAATGAAACCAATAGGTAAGATTACAAAAGATGATATGTGTACTCACTCATTAGTGCCATATTTATTTGATGCTGGACATTTTAAGACTAAGCAAGAGGTTTTAAATGATTGTATAAGGGCAAAGCATGGTGAGAACATAAGAACGCCACAAACACTACGACAACGAACAGGAGATGTATTAGAAAAACCATTGATTGATGAATGTATGTTGCGATTAGGTATAACTGAATATGATAAAGAGGTTAGTGAAGCTGTAGTACATCCCTTATTACCATTAGAGGGATCATTAGATGGTATGGCATTTTGCGACAAGCTAACTGTAAAAGAAGATAAAGAACAAAGTATTTTTTGTTTAGATTCATCTGAAGTATATCTAAATGGTTATGTACCTATAGAAGTAAAATGCACCAGTACATATCCTGAAGATATACCACCTGATTGGTTAGGTGTAATGCAACTAAAAGCTGCTATGTCAACAACACAAGCAAAAGCAGGTATATTGATTATTCTTTACCAATCAACTGATCTAAGAGTATATGTCATACCAAAAGATTATAGTTTTGAAAAAGAGTTAGAAGTAAAAGTTATAGACTTTGATAGGAGAATAAAAGAAGAAGATTACTATACACCACAAGTATCACTAGATGCTTTGGTAAAATATCCAAATGCAAATGATGAAACTAAAATACTAAGTGAAGATACAGTAAAGTTTATAAAACAGTTAGAACAAACTAATGACATGATTAAAAATCTTGGTGTTATGAAGGAGAAACTTACAGCACATATAATGGAAGAAATGGGTAACGCATCTATTGGTAGAACTGGTGATTATATTGTGAATTGGAAGATGCGTAAGTATAAAGCACAACCTAAAAAGATAGTTCCAGCTAAAGATGCTTATGAGATTAGAAGTAAGACATTAACCATTAAAAAAAATGCAAATTAAAATATTACAAGGCGACTGCTTAGATTCATTAAAAAAACTAGAGGATGAAAGCATTAACACTTGTATTACCTCACCACCTTATTGGGGTTTGCGTGATTACAATGGAGAAGAAAAACAACTTGGCTTGGAAGATACACCTGAAAAATTTGTTGATAACTTGGTTAAGGTATTCAAAGAAGTAAAACGAGTATTAAGAAATGATGGAACTGTTTGGCTAAATATTGGCGATAGTTATGCTGGTAATAATTCAAGGGCATCTAATAATGGTAGGGCTGGTTATGGAACTGAGCGAGAGGGTGTATTTACAAAAACAGGTAAAGGTTTAAAAACTAAAGATTTGGTTGGCATACCTTGGAGAGTTGCATTAGCACTACAGTCTGATGGTTGGTATTTAAGACAAGATATTATTTGGCATAAACCTAATCCAATGCCTGAAAGTGTTAGAGATCGTTGCACAAAGGCACATGAATATATATTTTTATTAAGTAAGAGTCCTAAATATTATTTTGATAATGAGGCTATAAAAGAAGATTGTAAAAATACTAAAGAACAACAATTAAAGAAAAGAAACAAATCCTATAGAGCAAATACAAAAAAACAAGAAAAAAAATATTTGAATCAAAATTTTGCTAAAGATAAATATAAAAATAAAGTATATGCAAAAAAAAATAAAAGGTCTGTTTGGACTATTACCACCAAACCATTTAAAGGCGCACATTTTGCAGTATTTCCTATGGATTTAATAGAGCCATGCGTATTAGCTGGTTGTCCTAAAGGCGGAACAGTTTTAGATCCTTTTGGTGGGAGTGGAACAACAGGAATAGTTGCTGTTGAAAATAATAGAAATGCAGTTCTATTAGAATTAAATAAAGAATATATAGCAATAGCAGAAAAAAGAATAAATGATGCTGTTGGTATGTTTGCAGAAGTAAAAAAAGGGCAAATAGGTATATGAGAGTATATAGGTGTATTGGAGAGTTTACCCTTTGCCCTTATGTTGATTATAGGAGAAATAAAAGAAAGTATTAATATAATATGGTAATAAAGTTGTATTAATATTAATATTTATATGGAGAGTTTTTTATGGAAGATAAATACAAAAAAGCACTATGGATTCCAGCTGATCTACATATTCAGATCAAAGTATTTGCTGCAAAAAATAATATGAGCATAGAATCTGCTAGTCAGCTATTACTAAAGTTAGGTGTTTGTACTTATGAAAAGGAGAATGTTTGTGAGTCAGAATAAAGAAGCTGTAGAAAAAAGAAGGCAAGAGTTAAAGCAAGAAAAGCTAAATAAACAAATTAAATACTATTATTTTCAAAGGGGTGCTGGTGAACATTATAGAGAGATAGAATTTATGAATGGCAAAAAAGTTAGGACTGATTATGGTGAACTCTAGGAACAAGGGTGCTGCATTTGAGAGATTTATAGTTAATAAAATTAATGCTTATTTAGAATCTATAGGAAAAGATCAAAGAGTAAAAAGAAACCTAGAGCAATATCAAGAAAAGGGACAAGCAGATATTTATTTAGATAATATTGCCATTGAGTGCAAAAGATACAAAACAGGTCAAACTAATATGCCTAGAAATAATTGGTGGACACAAGCCTTAGAATCTGCTGGTGATAAATATATACCAATTTTAATATGGAAGTATGATAGGAAACCAATTCAAGCCATAATACCTGCATGGTTAATGACAAATGTACCCAAATCAAACAAGGTTACTTTAATGTGTCCATTGACTGATATATGCGAGAACATGGATGAAATCATACAAAAGGCTAAT